TCTTTTAAATAGATTGTCTTTGTGCTTGTGTTTATGTTTACCTCAACAAGTGTACTTGGGTCTGCTGCAAATCCGTAATCTTGCCCCCACACACTTACGCTGTATCTTTTAAACTCTCCTATTGTCCAGTTACTGAATATAACCCCCTCTGCTTTGTTTAACCACGCACCTAACATTTGTTGTTTATACTTCTCTGGTCTACGTTCACGCATCTGTGCTATTTGGTCTATATAGCTTTTAGATAAGTTATCTATGTTGTCTATGTATGTGGTGTGTATGTAGGTTGTGTTGTCTTTGGTTATATTGCTTCCCTCTTGTACCCCTCTGTCCTCAAAGAAACGCTTGTATATAAAATGCTCTTTAGTTGTTGGGTTTAGTATTAGTATAACTCTGTTCTGTAAGCCTTTTTCTCTTACCGACAAATCTATGGTGTCAAACTTCTGCTCGTCTGTTAGTTCTTCAGCTTCATCTACCACCCAAGTAGTAATACCTTGTAATGATTTAAGGTTTGCTGTTTGGTCGCCACTTGAAGTCTTTATACCTCTGAATATTATTTTGCTTCCAGTCTTTTTGTTTAGTATCTCGTCTTTAGTTATGTGAAAGTGTTCTATTGAGCCAAACTGTTCAAGCTTGTCTATAAACTCTGGTATGATAGATATATATGCAGATGTTAATGTATAGCGTGTAAATAGTATTGTATGCCCCTGTTCGTAGGTAAGCATAACCAAAAGAGCGTTTACTGAAAATGACTTTCCAGAACCACGCCCACCACTTACAATGTAGTACCTACTGTCGCTTTGTACAATAGGCATATATTTCTTTTTTACCTTAATCAACGAATTTAATTAAATCTTTAAAATTGATGTTTAAGCCCTCCGATGAGTTAATGTCTACACTTTCCTTTGGTTTACCATAACGATAGCTTAAATACAGTTGTACGGCTCTCATATCGCCTTTAGCTACTAACTCCCCTAACTTACCTAATGCTTCGTCTTTGTCTATTATAGCATCTAATCGCTCTATTAGTTTCTGCTCTTGTGCTTTTGGTTTTCTACCAGCGCCTTGTCTTGCGCCACCATTATTTTTTCTTTTATCCATAATTGAAATAGATTGTTTATTCAATAATATATAAACAGAATTACTTTTTTTTACATCAGTATTTCTTCTATCTGTTCTATTTGCTTTTCAGTAGCCTTTGGTATTTGCCCCATAACGTATAACCTATTGTCGCCTATTAGGGCTTTGTACATTAGTTCTAATTCTGTGTTATACCTTTTGTGTTGGTCGTAGGTGTTTAAGCTATGTATTATTGAAGCGTGTGTTGTTTTGTAGTTGTTCTTTTCGTATTCTCTTACTATTTCCATAAGTCGCATCTTGCTAATCTTATATAGGTAGTAGTTTGCTACGCTTCGCATTTCTATTACATCTCTACGTCTTGTTTGTTCAAAGATGTCTATGTTTGTTGTTTGTTTAATTGTATCTCTTACTGTTTGTAGTTTCATATCTAATCTATTTTAGTAAATTCTGCTGTTTGGGTTTCGTTTATTTCTTCTTTGTTGTTAAAGTATTGGTCTACTAATGCGTCTATCATTACTAACTCGTCTATGGTGGCTGTTTTTATTTTGTGTATCAGTCCATCTATTTTGTTTAGTACGTTTATGCACATCTCTGGGTTGTTATGGTATACTGTATTAAACCCCTCTTGGTACACTTGTTCTAATATTTGGTTTGTCTTACCTACTTGATACTTTACGTTTTGTTTAAACGCTTTGCTGCCTTTTAGCTCATCATTAGCCTCTAATAGTAACTGGCTTATTAGCACACACTTTAAATAGTTAAGGTGCTTGTCGCTTATTGGGTCTATGTCATCGTAAACGCCAGCGTTGCTTTCTAATCTTTCAAGTTCTTGTTGTTCTATTTGTTCTTCTCTATCCATTTCTCTTGTTCGTTTCTTATGTATTCTATCTCTCGCTTTAGGTAGTCTGCTGCTTTTTCAAGGTCTTTTAGTTCGTTGTCTTTCTTTCCAGCTCTACAAACGTACTTAATTATATTACCTCTGTTGAAGTTGAGGTTGTAGTCTTTTATAAAGTCTATCACATCGTAGCCTTTTCCGTTTTCGTAGTGTAAGTATGTTGCCCTCATATTATAGCGTTGTCTAATTGTTGTATAAGGTGTCGTATCTCACTACGTTCAAACTTGCCATTTATTTCTGCATTGTAAGTCTTAAACGATAGGTGGTACATATCCTTTTCTGTATCCCCTTTTTTTTCTTGCTTTCCTAAATACTCAATCTTTAAATTTAATTTCATTTCTATTAGTTTTAAAATAATTTTATTTGTTTACTGTTAATATTTTTCCAATTTATTTTTAAGTCATTCCTTCCGTCTGGTTTTACAATATGCCTACATATATCATCACCCCATATTTCAATCATTTTTTTACAAGTGTTTAGTTCTGCATCTTGCACATCATAAAATATTTCTTTTAACCCACCTTTGTTACTTCCATTAGCTGGTGCAGAAAACGCATAAGTTGTAAGCCTACCAGTTGTTAAACCATTACTTATAGTTTGTATGCAAAAATCCCTATCTTCTTTTGTGCCTTCAGTATACCTCATACCTTTAGTTAGTATATTATTTACAAACACAACGCTATCACAAAAAGAATTTAATATAATATCTTTTGTTGCAGACCACGCATACTGCCTATACTCTAAAGAGCCAACAGCTATATTATTATTTATAAAATAATTATTACAATATGTTAATGCTTGTAATGGGTTGTGCCTTATTAATTTTGTTAGTTCCCTTTTATATATATATGAAACATCATCATCTATTTGCCAGTAATATTCAATAGACCTTTGTTCTGTAAACTGTTTAATAAAGTTTCTACAGTAAATAATACCTTTATTGTTTTCTGGTAATTGCAATATATTAAAGTTAGGGTAATTGATTCTATATTCTTTATAATCTTGTGGCTCTACAACTAAAAATAAGTTTTTATAAGTACCTATTAGGTTAGCTGTTTTACAATTATCGTATCTGCCTTTTGTTGGTATAAATATAAATAGATTATCCATATTAAAATAATTTAGTTTGTGTGCTTACTTTTTCTATACAGAATTTATCTGCCTTTGCTTTGCTTAACAAAAAACCTTTTTCTGTTCCGCCTTTAGCAGTTTTAAAGCCGCTTATTAATTTTGGGTTGTTTCCATAATATATTTGCCGCAGTTGTTTTGTACTAAATATATAAAAGCAATCTTTGTCGCCTATAACATAAAGCCAACTTTGGTCTTTAAATATTCCGCTAGGGTGTGTTGTGTAACCATAATCACGCTCAACACTTATAAAAAGGTTGCCGCTGTTTTTAAATATTTGGTCATTTTTAATTTCAATGCCTTGTCTGTTTTCCCCTTTGTGTATTTGCTCCTCATAGGTTGTGTAATGACTGAGGTTAATATTCTTTTCTTTAGCAAACCAATCCATAATGAATGATTCAAACTTTAAACCTTTGTTTTGTTTTGTTGTTGTTTTCATAGTGTTAAATATCCAGTTTTATCCATTTTAGCTTTTTGCAGTTCACCACTTGGGCTACTGCATTTAATCATATTTTCACGATAGTACATAACAAAGCTTATGCGTAACCAATCTTCACTTGCATTTGTTATTTCTGTATTTCCGTGCCATTTGTGTACATCTGCAAATAGTAGGTCAGTATTATGTAAATCAACAGCAATGCCAAACTCTGGCATAACAAAAAAGCCGCCATCATAATTGCCCTCACGATATACAATTAAATTACCAAAGCCCTCACGAAAGTCACCAGCGTCTTGATGACAAGCAGTACGAAAGTTCTTGTTTACTGTTACTGTTGTAAAGCTGGTGTCGCCAATAATATAATTTCTGTTTGTGCCATCTGCAATAGCTTTTTGCTTTGCATAATGTTCTGGGCATAGCTCTTTATATTTTTGGTCTATAAACTGAACGAAAGGAATACCTTGTTCAAACTTATCAAAGTAGTTTCGTGCAAATGAAGTTTTGCGACAATACTTAACCATTGCACCGCTATCCATATACCCAACACTACCAGACTGCACTTTATTACCTACTGTTATATTGCTAACACTACCATCCTTGCGTATGCGTTTATGGCTGCTCCCACTTGCTGCACCCCTACTTTCAGTAACTTCTATTGAATGTTTAAAGGAATCAACTCCGTTTTTTAAAACTTGTAAAGGTATTGCGTTTTTCCTAAATCTAAATAATAGGTTTCCGTAATTATCGTAAGCATCACAATCTTCTGTGATAAGCTGGTTGTAATGGCTTTTGTTTAAAAACTTGGTTTTAAGTTTAGCTGCTTGGCTTTTGCTTAAAATTCTGTTTGCAGTTATTTTTTTAATCATTATAGTTTTGTCTTAATATTTTTAAAAGTAAATCGCTGAGGTTTCCTTTTTGTTGGTACTCCTCACCAAACTCTTGCTTAATACCTTTTTTGCATAACCTTTTAAATTCTTTTAATTCTGTTCTACTAAAATATAGTATTGTTGTTGTAATTTCAACATCCTCTATTGGTGAGTTATCTACACCCCAGTTGTCATCAAATAGTTTCATAATTCCCCAGTTAAACAATAGTTATCTAAATCTGCACCCTCTATAAAGAATTGATTATATAGGTGTAGTGCTTTTTCTACTTTTTCTTCGCCTCTGTAATAAAATTCTTCAGAGCAATTAAATATACCAATATCTAAACTACCTTTGTCCAATACTAAAAAATGAAAGTCTTTGTACTCTTTGTTGAATAAATTACAGTAAAGGTAGCATTGTACATCATATCCGTATTTATTAGCGCTCCAACTAAAATCTTTTATATTTGTAGTGGTTTTAAGGTCTACTATTCTATTAGTGGCTAATACATCTGCCTTCCCTCTAAAGGGCATATCTAATACGTTGTCAATAGCTGGTATCTCAAACTCTGCATCAGTTATTAGTTGCTTTGCGTGTTCGTTTCTGTAGAACGCATCTACAAGCCTATCAGCATCGTTACGTTCTTTCATTGTAAACACTCTTGGGTTTTCTGCTTTAGCTTCTTTAAACTTCTTTGTGTTCTTGCTTTGCACATCTATAAATGTTTGTGCTGCAAATACCTCTGGCTCTAATATAGCGGTGTGGAATAGCCACCCATCTCGTAGGGCTTGGCTTTCGCCACTACCATACTTCAAACTAAAGTTATATGTCTTTGGGCTTGATAGAAGCTGTTTAAGGCTACTACTACTTAAAGCAAGGGTGTTTAGTTCCCCATAGTAAAAGGTGTCATCTTCCATACGCTTAAGCAATTCTGCTCTGTCGTAGTGTTTACCATCTAATAGTTTTATCTTATCCATATTATTCAAGGTCATAGTTTTTACAATCTTCGGAGCAGTATGTTTGTCCGTTTGTTTCTGTGTCGCAAGTTCTGCAAGTGCTTACTGCGTCTGGTTCGTCTATATAGTGCATTTGATATTTATTTAAGTCGTCTTTTAATTGTGTTATTTCTTCTTGTTGTTTTTGTATCAGTTCGTTCTTCTGTTGTCTAATAAGCTGTACTCTTTTATGTAGTACCTCAACCTCTGTACGCAGACCATTTACAAATGTACCTATTTCATTCATAGCTTTAACGCTGTTGCGTAAGTCTTTGTTTAATGGCTTGGCATCTTTCCACTCCATTATCTTATCGGCTAACCAATTAAACCACAGATTATATGCTTGCTTTTGTAATAAATCCATTATTGTGCTGCGCCATATATAAACCCTAATACAAACGTAAGTGAAGCAAATAATAATATAGCTAATCTAATTATATATGCTCTTGTGTTTTGTCTGTTTTGTTCTTGTTGTTCTAACTCTTTTTGGGTTAGTACCTCAATTCTGTTTTTTCGTGTTTGGATATGTAATCCAGTCTTTGTCTTTTTCATTGTTATTGTATGTTATAAATTATACTTCTTATATATAGTTCTCTATCCTCTAAACGTTTCTTCATACGTTCAGTAACCCCTTCCATTTTATTAAGGTGGTGTAGCGTGGCTTCTATTTGCCGAAGTTCTTTTTTTAAGTCTTGTAGTTGTGTTTTCATACCGCAATATACAAAACTTTTTTTATTATAAACAAATTATAAACAAACTATTTTGTAAAACTGTTTAAATTAATTATTGATGCTTGTGCTTCGTCAAGCAAGTAACAAGGCTTTAATAGTTTCTTTTTAGTCCATAGCGTGGTGTCTGGGCAGTACATATCTTTCTTCTTCAAGTCTGTTAGATTGTTTAGCCAATACATATAATTACCTTTAGGGTCATTAACAAAGTATAGGGCTATCTTACCAGTTTCTATTAGCTTGTCGTACTTGTACACCTCTAATAGTTTTTCTTTGTAGTATTTGTTTCTGAACTTCATTTCAATTACTACTTCTGTTCCTTTAGGGCTTGTGCCTATTGCATCGTAATGTTCAAAGCCATCGCCAGTATGTGTTAAGTTCCATCCATCTAAATTTAAAAGCATTATTACAGCTTGTTCCCACTTGTGTACATTTTTTATCATTTATTGTATAGTCTGTCAATATCGGCTATCCATCGTTTTAGTTCTTTAGGTCGGCAACTGCAAGGCTCATAATAAGCGTGATTAAAATACTTTGCGTGTAGCTTACATAATAGCTTGTATTGTGGTTGTGTTAGTTTGCTTGTAACCTCTGCCTTGAATTGTTGCCATTGTTTTCTGTGTTCTATTTCCATAAGTCTAAATCTATATCGTTCCACTCATCTCTGCGTTTGTCGCATCCGCAATCTTCTCCCCATATTTTTTTTACTACCCAACGTATGCCAGTATAGTAAGTAATGTAGTATACTAAATCTCCTAATTTCATAGCTGTTCTTTTATGTGTTTCTTTGCGTTTGTGTATGTGTTGTAAAGTGAGTAATAACTTATACCAGTTTCTCTACTTAATGCTGCTACGCTTTTACCACTTGCGCATATTTCAAATACTTTTCTATCGTACCAGTATAGGT